TGCAACTCTAACCGAATCTTTAACATCTAATCCATTAGCAACACTATCAACATATGCTTTTGTAGCTGCATCCTGAGCACTTGACGGATCTGTAACAGATGTAATTCTACTAGAGTTTACATCTACTGTACCTGAACCGTTTGGATCTAAAATTAAATTACCATTTGTATCAGTTGTAGTAATTGTATTACCATTTACGTTTACATTATCTACTGTTAATGATGTGATACCTGCAACGTCTGTTGTTGTAGCACCTAATGTTAATGTAGATGAACCTAAAGTAATTGTAGAATTTGTTAATGATGAATTTGGAATATTTGCAAACGTATTGCTGTTTGCATCCATAGTTTTATTTGTTAATGTTTGTGTATCGTCTAAATCAACTAATGTTGCGTCTGATACAGCAGTTTGAAATTCTGCTAAAGTACCTGTTACTGTAGCTTCTGATAAATCTACTGTTAACGTGTTATTTGCACTATCAATAGTTTTATTTGTAAGTGTTTCACTACCAGTTGTAGATACTAAAGTAGCATCTTGTACAGCTGTATTGAACTCAGCAAAAGTACCTGTTATAGTATTTGAATCTAAATCAATTGATTTGTTTGTTAATGTGTCTGTTGAATCTTCAGTTACAACATTTGAATCTAAGTTGATAGAGATTGTGTCACCAGAAGCTGCTGTAGTAATACCAGAACCACCTGTAATTTTAAGTGTATCACTTAATAGATTGATTGATGTAGCAGTTGATGACTCATCCACAATAGTTAAGGTAGTGGCAACACTTACTGTACTTGCGGCTGTAAGTCTACCTTGTTGATCTACTGTAAAAGTTGGAATAGCAGTTGTTGAACCATAGGAACCTGGTGTAACTGCTGTGTCATCTAAATCAATTGAAATTTCATTGTCTGTAACACTTGTTGTAATACCTGTATCACCTGAGAAAGTAATTGTTTCACCTGTACTTACTGAGTCGTTTGAACCACTATCAGCAGCGATAGATAAGGTTTGTGTAACTGTACCAAATGATAAGTTTCCTGAACCATCAGTTGTTAAAAACTGACCTGAAGAACCATCACCATCTGGTAATGTAAATGTTGTTGATGATGTAACTGAGTTAGGAGCTTTTAGTCCAATATAATTTGAACCGTTATTTGTACCCTCGTTGTATCTTATTTCACCACCAGCAGTTGTTGAATTACCTACATTGATCGTATCAATAGCAAGGTTACTATCTGTTGTTAATGCCGAACTAGCTGTTAGTGTACCTGCGACATGATCTAACATGTCTGTAAAATATTGTCCGCCTATTACTGTAATATTATTAGCGTCACCATTACCATCTACACCACCTTCACCAATAAAGAGTCTATCTCCGTTATTGCCTTGGGTACCAGTACCATAAGTATAAGCTAATTCACCTAGTTTAAGCGTTGATGGAGCGGAAGTATTCGAACTTCTTTTAATTTGTATTATTGTTGCCATTTAAATTGCTCCTAAAAAGAACCGCCATTGAATACTATTGTTCCTGTAGTAGTATCAAGTTCGTTCTTTGCTGTAAATTTTTGTGTTGTTCCGTTATATTGAAGTAGAGCACCGTCTGCTACACTTGATACATCTACATCAACTAAAGCGGATAATCTTGGGATTGAACCAGCACCTGTTCCACTTGGTAATGTAACTGATACTTGCTGTGGTGCGTTGCCGTTATTTGAGTTAATTGTGGCTTTTGTGCCACCTGTATTGTTAATAACTGCTCTTACCATGGTTCTCTCCCGTTAATATTTATAATTATATTTATAAGAGATAAGAGTTAAATAATTAACCTACTACGCCTGGATTTACAGTTATTATGCCTTCGATTACTCTGGTAACAGTAGAATCTGTGCTTACGATCTCTACATCATACACATATCTTGTTGGAGCGTCTAAAGCGGCTGTTTGATCTGCTGTAAGGGAAAGTGTTATTACTCCATTTGTTGGAGTATTAACTGCTGTTGTGAGTGAGGTACGTGTGTTTGCTGAAGAATAACCTTTGGCCATCTTCGCAGCTACAGTATAATCGGTTAAGTTAAAAGCGTCACCATCACTATCAGTTACAGTAACATCTGAACTGAATGTTGCGCCTTGGTCGATTGTTAAATTAGCTACTGCCGCCATCTTTTTTTTCTAATTGTTCTAACTCTTCTTTTATTTTCCCATTGTAATAATTAGTTAATACATCAATCTTTTCTAACTCCAATTCATGCCTTATTTTTGACATTTGAATTTCAGCTCGAATAGATATGATATTCTTTAATCTAACGCTTAACTCTGATTCTTTATACTCAACACCATCAATGGTTATTTTCTTTTCATTTTCTGCCATAATTTTTCACCTTCTATAGTTATTTATAACTATTTATTTGCTTTTTTAATTGCTTTTATTAGTTTATCTTTAGTTAATCTTTTATCTAATTCGATACCGATTTTTCTACCTAATTTTTCTAATTCAGCTTTTGTCTTTTTTTCTATACCTTTTATGTTTACCTTTTTTTCTATAGATTCTATCTTTTTATCTACATTTTTAGGAAACCAAAAGGGAAATAAAGTTTCTATAATTTTGTTAGTCATTTTTATTCTCCTTAACAAATTTTAAAAATTCATCTAACATATCTAAATCAGCAGAAAAACTTACATGAGGTACTTTGTAATTATCACCTCTCAAGGAATAACCTTGTATGGTTTCTCCTACTGATTGACCTGATTTTTCTTTGAATTTACGTGCTAATTGAATCATTTTACTTTCATCCATAGACATTTCTGGAATATCCATAATATTAAATTTTGTTCTAATAACAGGAATTACCATATCTATAGGAACGCCTTGTGATTTAGCATTCTCTAAAATAATAATGACTTCTTTGATAGCTTCTTTGTGTTCGAAAGTAATCTGATCGTAGTCAAATGGCGACTCAAAGTTATCTTTGTTCATAATATCCTCACTTGTTTAATTTAATAAAATAAAAGTGTTAGTAAGAAATAACTACTACACCTTTACCGCCACTACCACCTGATTGCTCATGTGATCCTGCACCACCACCACCTCTGTTAGCAGTTCCTGGTTGACCGTTTGAGTGACCACCGCCACCTGATCCTGAACCAGTGTGACCACCGCCACCACCTGCATAGGTGATTGCTGAACCTGATATCGAGTATGTTCTACCGCCACCACCGTTTGGACGTCCACCGGCACCGCCGGCACCTCCGCCACCACCTGGTTGCTGTCCTGATGAACCGCCGCCATTATGACCGAAACCGTAAGTACCTGAATCGCCTGGTTGTGATGGTTGTTCAGCGTTTCCGTGACCGCCGTGACCTTTTGCACCGCCACCTGAACCACCGTTCAAGTTACCACCTGCGTAACCACCGTTTGATCTACCACCGCCGATAGCAGTTAGTGAACCAAACACGGAGTTTTGTCCAATGTTACCTGTGTTTTTAATAGCTGGATTAGTACCACCGTCTCCAACTGTTACTGTGTAGTTAGAACCTGCAGAAACAGGAAAACCTGGTCTGAAAATTAGACCACCGCCACCTGCGCCACCACCTTTTTCTGAGTTAAGGTTTTGACCGGCACTACCACCTCCGCCACCACCTGCAACTACTAATACATCAAGTGATGTCATACCTGCTGGTGCGTTAAATGATGTTGAGTTTGCATATGTAGTTCTTGTTGGACCATTAACTGTAATAGAAAATGATTGTGAAGCGGTAATTGTACCATAATCACCTGAACCAGTACATTGTACAGTAAAGCTTGATGTAGTGTTTGAACCTACAGCAGTAGCAGTACCTGTAATATTACCGTCTGATGATGATAATGATAAACCAGCTGGTAGTGAACCAGTTGTAATTGTGAAACTTCCTACTGTACCTGATGTTACTGTAGCACCACAATCTCCTGATGTCAAGCTATCAGACGATCTAGCATAGTTAGCTAAAGTTCCTAATGAACCTGAGTTAGTAAATGAAATTGATGGTGGTGAAACCGTAATTGAAAATGATCTATCTGTTCTTCTTACAGACGAATCTGATGTTTGAGCAACGGCAGTTATATCAAAACTTGAAGTTGTTGATGAACCTACAACTGTCAAGTCACCTGATATAACACCTGTTATACCATTTAATGAAGCACCTGCTGGTAATGAACCAGAAGCTAATTCATATTGTATATCTGCTGAATCAGAAGCTGTAGCTGTAACTGTTACTGAATATCCTGATCTACTTGTATCTGCTACAGTTCCTAAACTTCCTGAACTTGTTGACCAAATAGGATCGGCAGAAATTGTAAATGTTGCTGTGTCTGTTGCTGTTTGACCTGTAGCAGTTGTAATTTCAATGTCAATTACTTGACCTGCTGTAAAGTCTGCAGCCACATATGAAGCAGTTACCTGAGAACCACTTACAACTGTTACTGTTGCTGAATTTTGTATTGTAGTACCGTTAGAGTTATTTAAAAACTTAACTGCTGAAATTTGTCCTAAAGATGAACCGTTGATAGTTACAGTTGCGTTATCATCTTCGTTAAGTCCAGCTGTAGAGGATGTTATTGATGATATTACTGGATCTGGATAAATTACTGACCAAGCTGCACCTGTCCATTGTTCGATACCGCCCTCAGTTGTATTATGTCTAATTGCACCAGCATTTGATGGTGAATTTCTTTGAGCAGTTGTACCTTTTGGTATACCGATAGAACTTGTATCGACATTAAAATCTGTGTTATCTGAATGTATTTTACGTGGCATATTAGTATTTATCCTCTCTCATTATACAGGCAGTTCGATTATTTGCACTACATGTCCATTTACGGGAGCACTATCAAAAGTCAATGTTGTTCCCGATACAGTATAGTTTGTTGTAGGTAATTGGAGTATACCATTTACATCTACAATCATTTTATCAGCAGTAAGACCATTAGATACGGTGAAATCAGTATTAGAACCATTTCCTGTAGCTGTTCTTCTTACGATAGCCGTTGGTTGTTTTTCTATTGGTAAGTACCTCATTGTTGTTCCTTCTCTTAGCTTAAATATTAGTAACTATTATACGTCTTCTAATACAGAAACAGTAGAGTCAACTATTGAAGCGTTAGCGGCATATACCCTTAACACATCTCCTGTTGTACCGTTATTCTGTAGTACCAATTTGTTACCAGTCATTAGCTCGATCTGCGTTGAAGCAGGTAAAGAAACAGTCTTTACAACGTGGACATCATTTGTTCCATCATAGTTATCTAAAAATACAGAAACAGTTGTGTCTTGTGATGTAGAAGTGTTTGCTAATGAAATACCGATAACGATTGATTCCAACGCACTTGAACCTGCACCTGCTGGTACGGTATAAATTGCGTCAGCACTAGCGCCTGTGTTGTTACTAACACCAGCTTTTGCAAATCTTTTAAAATCGTTAGCCATTAAATTATCCTCTTATGTTTATTTATAATAGAAAATATCTAAAAAATGATATAATCTAAAAATTATTTTTATCCTAGCGCTATAGATTGTGCTATAGCAAAAGGTTTTGTTGCGACATCAATACCACCTAATGTTAAACTAGTAGTAAAAACGCCATTTGTTGAAGTAATACTTGTCAATCCTGTTATTGTTGAATTTAGAGTAATATCCAACTGATCTCCCGTCAAAGCTGTTGTTAAATTTGTTCCACCGGAGATATTTAGGCTTTCACCTGATTCAATTTCTGTACTCGTTGAACTTTCATCAACAACAAAAATAGAACTTGTTTGT